AACAAGTTTGGCACAAGGTTGAGTCAAGAGGGAAAACGGGCATAGAACAAGTGACAGCGGTGGGTTTCGGTGTTACACTTGTTCGCAGAGCGGTTTTCGATACATTGCCTCGTCCGTGGCACGACATTATCTGGACGGATTTTGGCAATGTTATCGGGGAAGACGTCACGTTTTGCGTGCGGTGCATGGAAAACGACATTCCCGTGTTTGTTGACCACGATCTGTCCATGATGATCGGACACACTGGGGCGCGGACATTTGGATGGGATGACGTAAAATATGGCACTAGCAACGTACAGCGACCTAAAAACCAGCGTCGCAAACTATCTCGCAAGAAGTGACCTGACCAGTCAGATTCCTGACTTTATCCAGTTTGCTGAGATTCGCCTGCGCCGTGAGCTACGCATCCGGCAAATGCTACTGTCGACCACGCTAACCACGACTGGCGGCACATCAACGGTCAATCTTCCGAGCGACTTTCTTGAACTCAAGAACATCTATATCGATGGCGATCCTACTTGGACGCTGACTTATCTAACACCGTCTACTCTTGAGCGCAACGGTCGTACATACGAACAGAACAAGCCAAACTACTACACGATTCTGTCGAGTACGATTAAGTTTGGTGCCACGCCTGACACGACCTACTCTGTGCCTCTTCTGTACTACGCTGCGCCTGCGTTTCTGAGTGACAGCAATACGTCTAACGTCTTTCTTGCTAACTGCCCTGACCTTCTGTTGTATGGAAGTCTTGCAGAGGCCGAGCCGTATCTGATGAATGATGCTCGTCTTGCGACTTGGCAGGCGATGTATGACCGTGGTCTGTTGGGTCTGCGCGAGTCGGATGATCGGGGTGAGTTCAGTGCTTCTCCGCTAACGATGTCGGTGACTGCGCGATGAAGATTCTGTTCGATCAGTGGACGCCTGATAGACCTGGGGTTGCTTCTAACCTCTCAGAGGCTAAGAACGTCATTCCGACAAATGTCGGTTATCTACCATTGGAAGAAGCAGAAGACATCAGTAACGCAGCAGATCAAAATTTGTATGTATCAATACCTGTAAAGTTTGCTGGTACGCAATATTTATTTGCTGCTGGTTCAACGAAATTATACTTATTCAATGACACGACAATTAACCTCGATAACAGGTCGAGGATTGTCTCTGCATATACGTCAACAGACTTTTGGGATCATGCTTTATTCGGCAATGTGCTGATAATGTCAAACGGCAAGGACATTCTCCAAGGGTTTACTCTTGGATCATCTGCTGCTTTCAACAACCTAGACGCTGCTGCGCCTGCTGCTAAGTACGTGACGGTTGTGCGTGACTTTGTTGTGGCTGCTGGCACCACAGCAGATCCAAATAAAGTCTTTTGGTCTGATGTAAACGACGAGACGAACTGGACGCCTGGTACAGGTTCTCAGTCTGATAGCCAGTTCATTCCCGATGGTGGCGACATCATGGGGATTACAGGCGGTGAGTTTGGCATTGTCTTGCTAGAGCGCAGCATTTACCGCATGACGTATATCGGTGCGCCCCTGTACTTCCAGTTCGACAACATAACTCGTAGTCTTGGCTGCATGAGTCGCGGTAGCATTGTGCAGTCTGGTGGCTTTACGTACTTCTTGTCTGATGACGGGTTTTATGTATGCGATGGGCAGACTGTCAAACCGATTGGGAATGATCGGGTAGACAAGTGGTTTTTTGATAACGTAGCGCCTACGGTTCTTCAGAATATCTCTGCTGCGATTGACCCGGTTAACAAAGTCGTGATCTGGGGTTTCGAGAATACCTTTGCTCAGACATACTTGCTCATTTACAACTGGGCAGCAGATAAGTGGTCGTATGCTCAAACAACAGCGGATTACGTTTCAACGCTTGCAAGCGTTCCGGTATCAGTTGAAGGGCTTGATCTGTATTCTGCCTCACTTGACGCACTTCCAGCCTCACTCGATTCACGCCTGTGGGCTGGTGGTCAGATTGTTCTCGGTGGTGTCAGGGACGCAAAGATTGTCACGTTCAGCGGTACACCGTTGACTGCCGTTCTTACGACAGGTGACATAGAACAACCTGTTAATACAATGTTGAGGCTTGCGAGGCCACTCATTGCGAATGGTTCTGCAACGGTATCTGTCGCTAGTAGGTTTAGGTTGGATGGTGATTTGAACTACTCAACCGCTGTTGCTGCATCGAGTGAGAACAGAATTCCACTGCGTTCTGTTGGTCGTTACCATCGAATTTCGTTGACGCCGACAGGCAACTGGACAAACGCAACTGGTGTAGAGGTTGAGATAGTCCCAGCAGGGGGTCGGTGATGTTTCGCAGACTACCTCAGCAGGGTGGTACACCTCGGGACATTGCAGAGATCGTCAATCGGACTCTCGACGGTAAGATCAATTCTGTAGGCACCATTACTCTTGCTACGGGTGGCGCTTCTACAACCACTCTGTATGATCCCAGAATCAGCGAGGAAAGCATTATTCTGTTTGTAGCTGCCTCTGCTGCTGCCAACACAGATAACGTGCCATTTGGGGCTTTTCAAGACACCACAGACCAGTCTGCTGCAAGCACCACAACTGCTTATGCGATCACACTAGACACGACAGACTTCAGCAACGGTGTAAGTGTTGTTAGCAACTCGCGCATCACGTTTGCAACGGGTGGCATTTATAACATCCAGTTCTCGATCCAGTTTGCTAACGATGACGTTCAAATTCAAGATGTTGATGTGTGGTTTAGAAAAAACGGTACAGACATTGCTGGGTCTAACTCGAAGTTCTCGGTTCCCAATAAGCATGGATCTATTAAAGGACACTTGATTGCATCATTGAACTTTTACACTCAAGTCGTTGCTGGCGACTACGTTGAAATAATGTGGGCAACGACTAACACTGCTGTGATTCTTGAACAGCTTCCTACCCAGACAAGCCCGACTCGGCCATCTACTCCAAGTGTGATTGTCACTGCTAACAAGGTAGACGAGTCATCAACCTCGGATGTGTACGCATCGAACCAGATTCAGGGTCAATGCACCGTCAACCATTTTGCTAACTCAACTGCTAACAAAACCTACAAATATGTCGTCCTGGGCTAAAACATACGTACAACCTGAACAGCTTGCTTCTGTATGGGAGTGGGTGCGTCCTAAACTTGTTGAGATCGCGCAAGTATCGCCGGAACCTTGGTTGCCGGAAGATGTCTACGTTGAATGTAAGGAGCGCCGTGCAGCATTGTGGCTGGCTGTAGAAGATGGTAAGCCTGTAGCGTTTGCTGTCATGCAGCCAGAGCGGACTGCAATGCACTTGTGGGCTGGCTGGGCAGAGTGGAATCTGGACGGTGCTATGGAGCTTGCCAAGCAGATTGCAAAAGAGTCTGGTGCTAAGAAACTAACCTTTTCATCATTACGTCCTGGCTGGGAGCAGGTAGCTCCTGAGCAGGGTTTTAAGCCCGTCAAGTGGGCAGCAGAGGTGTGACATGAGTGGCCCATCTTCATCTACCGTTACGTCCGCGCCTGGAGCGCTTACCCCATCTGGTGGGGCATCAAACCTTTACCAGCTTGCCGCTAATCGACTAGAAACTTTGTATGGCGAGGGTGATCCTGGGGTGTATCAAGGTGATCGATATGTTAAGCCAAGTGCAGAAACAAAAGCTGCACTTCTCAGTGCATACAACACTGCCACTGGCACTAACAAACTTCTGACAGAAGCTGTTTCGCAGCAAGAAAAAACGATTGGCGGTGACTATCTAGGCTTGAACCCGTTTTTCACCGGGGCGTTTGCTGCGGCCAAAACGCCTATAGAGGAAGCATTTCAACAACAAATTCAGAACATCACCTCACAAGCCTCGCGTGCTGGTAGATATGGATCTGGTGCAGCGCAACAGCTTCAGGAACGTGCTGCAACTGGGTTAGCGAGGGAACTTTCCAACATCGGTGGAACTTTGGCGTTTAGAGGTTACGAGTCTGAGCGTGGGCGTCAAGAAGCTGCATCTGCCCTTGCTCCTTCGTTGTCTCAAGCTAGGTATGCCGATGCAGAAAAAGCGTTGCGAGTCGGTCAGATTCAAGAAGGCTACACTCAAGCTGAAAACCTTGGGAAAATGCAGAAATTCCAAGAAGAAGAGATGGCACCGTATATACGGCTACAGACCTTCCTATCAGGTATGTCTGGTATCCCAACAGGTCAGACCGTATCGACTGAGTACACATCAGATCCAACCTTGCAGTCTCTTGGTGCTGCACTAGCTGGCGGTGCTGTGTTGGGGTCGGATGGCAGTCTGAACATCCCTGCTGCTGTTGCGTCTGGTCTGCTGACGTATCTTGGCATTAAGAAGTAGGTGACATCATGGCCGTATCAGCGTCACAACTGCAAGAACTGCTAAAAGAAGCGTTTCCGTCTGACCCAGCGCAAATGCAGGTGACGGACATCATGGTTCCGTCAGGTCGAATTAGATATGTCGACGAAATCATTGGTCAAGGTGAAAGTGGGCCTATGTATGGTTCTCGTCCAGAACCTGAGATGGTTTTGGGTGGATACTACAGCCCTGCTCTAGGTCGGCAACTTACTGCCGCAGAGACGCAACACTTAATACCAATCCAATCCTATGTAGACGGCTATGGACAGGTAACGACAGGGCTTGTTTATCCTGGTGAAAAAGCAATCAAACTTTTCAATGAGCTTGGGTACACAGGCTCGCAGATGTCTGGACAGGCTACACCAGGTGGGTTTGAGGTATACCCACTTCCGGGGACTATCCCTACAGACCAAGGTGATCGTACAAATATCGCTATTAGTTATGGTGCAAGCGGTGCGCCTGAAGCTCGTGCATATCAATCGTCTACGCTTACAGGGAGTGCGAGTTTAGACAAGATTGTTGACCAACTCGCTAAAACAGCAAACGCAGCGCTTTTAACATACGTAGGTGGTTTAGCGCTTGGCCCTGCTGGTGCTGGGTTATTGGCAAACCCTGCTCTAGCTGGTGCCGCAGCTGGAGTAGGTCAAGCTGCTATAAAAGGTGGTGATACTAGAGATCTTTTAATAAGCGGGTTAGGTGGTGCGTTGATGGCACCTGGCGCTGATGCTGCCGCAGTTGCTGCAAGCGATCTTGCTGCGATAGAGGCGTCTATGGGGACGCCTAGCCTCTTAGGGTCGTCTAACATCCTAGATTCTATCAATCAGGCTGGAATCTACACGCCTGGGGTAGAACCTAGCCTTTCAATGACTCCACCTCCTGTTATCAGCGAGCCTGTATTGGTTCCTGGTGATACTGCTCTAACAGGAACTCTTGCCCAGCCTCCGCTTACTGTTGAGAACATTGCCGGTCAGTTGACGCCAGAAGCACAGGCGCTCATGTTAAGCCCTACGCTACCTGTTACGCCTCTAGTTGTTGAAACTCCTGCTGGCGTGTTATCGCCTGACACAGCAAACATTATTAACACGACCGCTGTTGAAGGGTCGATGACTCCTGTTACCACTGGCGATCCGACAAAAGCGGCGCTGTATAGCAATGAAGGATATGGGCCTCTTTCAGACCTAACGGTAACTGGAGCGCCTATTACATCGTCTCCAATCACATCACTTGGCCCTGCTGCTACACTTAAAGACGTTACTGACTATCTGACTGGTGGGGCATTTGCTGGAAATGTAACTGATGCGCTAAAAGAAGCATTCAAAGCTGCAACAGGTAGCGGTCAACAGCAAGGTAGCGGTTCTAATTTTCTTGGGCCTATCATCGGCGGTCTGTTGTCACGATCTCCAACAGCAGCGCCTTCCGCATCTGTTACGCCTGGTAGACCCGTAGACATTACCAGCCCCATTCAGTCATTACTCGCACCTAAACTCGTTCAACAGCGCCCAGTAACGCTGCTGTGAGGTGAATCATGGATATTGCATCTCTGTTGTTTCCGCAAGCACCCTCTTACGCATCTGGTCTGTTGGGTGAGGAAGAGGCTAAACGTCTACAGGGTCAGGCTAGGCAAGCAGGTCTGTTGAACCTCGGTCTAGGTCTGTTGGCTGCTGGTGGGCCTGCTGCTGTACGTCCTGGTTTGGGACAAGGGTTGATACAAGGTCTATCTGCTGGCCAGCAGGCATACCAGAACGTATATAGCCAGCGTCTGCAAGAGATGGAGATGGCTCGCAAGATTGCAGAGCAGCGCCAACAGCAGCAAATGCAGCAGATGATGCAGCAACTTGCGCCTAAAGCATTGTCAGGCGACCCAGAGGCTATGAGTCAGCTTGCTCAGTTCTTGCCGCCGGAACAGTTGTCAAAATTCACAACCGCAGCTAAAACAGCTCAGGAAATGCGTACTCCTGCTAAGCCAGAGTACAGAGAGGTTGGTGGTGCGTTGTATGAGATGGTGCCTGGTCAACCTCCAAAGCCTGTAGTTAGCCCAACGGGGAAACTAAGTGGCGACTTTGCAAACGTAGCGATGGGGTTGTATGGAACTTCAAACGTTTCAGAATTGCCACCAGACGCTTTCCAAAACATCCAGCGCGAAATCTTAAAATTCAAAGAAGCAGGTCGAATGATTATTGACATGACTTCTGGAGAAAAAGGCTTTAAGAATGAGATGGATCTGCGAAAAGAGTGGACTGGATCTCCTGAGTACAAAGCCTACGTTGACATGAAGTCTGCGTGGGATTCTGTGCAAACTGGGCTTCAACAAAACACGCCAATTGGTGATGTCGCAGCAGCCACAAAAATTATGAAACTGCTAGACCCTGGTTCGGTCGTGCGTGAGTCTGAGCTTGCAATCGCAATGCAGGCAACCGGAGCAATGGATCGGCTTGCCAATTACGCAAGTAGCATTATGAAAGGGACAAAGCTGACAGGGGCGCAGAAAGAAGAGTTCGGACAATTAGCAGATCAACTTTATAACGCATCAGCGCAGGTCTACAATAACAAGCGAGAAGAGTATGTCTCGATAGCAGAAGATTTTAAGCTGAACCCTCAGCGCATTGCTGGCAAACCTGCTCAGGTTCGACAGGGCAAAACTCCTGCAAATCTCGCAGATATGGCTCGTGAAGAATTGAAACGTCGCGGGAGGCAATGATGGACTTGTCTAAACTATCAGATGCCGATTTAGAGGCTATTGCAGCCGGTAGAATCAAAGATGTGTCGACGGAAGGTCTACGCATCATTACCGGCCAGAAAACGCCCCTAGAAGCCGCTGGACGCGCTGTAACCGAGACAGCAAAGAGTGTGGCTGAGGCTGTCACCCCTGAGCGCCCTCAAGAACTCATGCAGCAGATTGGCAGGCAAGTCGGTCTGACTGGTCGCGCTGCTGTTACAGGTACTCTCGGCCTGCCGACGATGGCTTCCGATGCGCTGATTTCTCTTATCAATAAGATTGGTGGTCAGAACATCCAATTGCCATCTCAAGCGCAACAACAGTTATTGACTCAGGCTGGATTGCCTGAACCCGCTACCGCTCAAGAGCGTGTTGTGTCTGATATTGCTGGAGCAGGGTTCGGCGTGTTGGGTGGGTATGGTCTGGGTCGTGCGCTGCCAGGCTCTCTTGTAACTCCACCATCACCAACGCAAGCAATTGAGCGATTTGCACCGTCTGCTGCTGGTGGTCAGGCTGCCAAAGAACTGTTGACGCAATCACCGTCATTCCAGATTGGTAGTGGTGCTGCCGCTGCTACCGCTGCTGGGTTGGGTCGTGAGGAGGGTGCTGGGCCTATCGAGCAGATAGCATTAGGCATGGGTGCAGGCGTCCTAGCGCCTTCTGTAGGCTCTGCTGCTACCTTAGCTGCACAAAGGGCTGCAACTGGCGGTAGAGAGCTTGTAAGACCGTTTACCGAGTCTGGTAGGGAAGTGATCGTCGGAAACGTATTACGCCAACTTGCTCGTGAGCCTGAGACTGCGATTCAGCGAATGGAAGGCTATCAACCGCAGGTTCCTGGGTATCAGCCTACTACTGCTCAAGCCTCGCGTGACATTGGCCTAGCTGGTGCTGTTCCAATGGTGCGTGGTCTGGATGAAACCGGACGATTCCCTGCCCAACAAATCCAAGCGAATCAGGCTCGGATGGCTGTCCTTGATAGGCTTGCAAAAGATGAACAAGCGCTTGCCGCTGCTTTCGCAAAACGAGAAGAAGTAACAGGCCCGCTGCGAGAAGCAGCATTTGATCGTTACACGGGGACTCCAGAAGATTTTGCTAGTCGCGTCCAATCGGTTAGGGATCAGATTGTGAGCGTGTTGCAGTCACCTGAAGGGAAGCGTCTTCCAGTCAAAGAAGCCATGACATTTGCGCTTCGGCAACTAGACGATGATGTTACCGACCCGAGGACGTTGTACGCAATCAAGCAGAACATTCAAGATGCTGCATTTGGAAAGTACGATAAAGAAAAGGGTGTGATGAAACTTGCAAAAGGTGAGTTGCAAGGCATCGCCAAAGCGATTGACGATCAGATTGAACCTGTTGCTCCTGGTTACAAAGACTATCTCCGCAAATACTCTGCTGCCACAAAAGGCATTCAGAGCATGGAAGAAGCGCAAGCCTTTAGGACTACGGTGCAAGGCACTGCCCCGATTGTGCTTGATGAGTCAACGCAATACATGATTTCTCAACCTAGCTTTGTTCGTGCACTGCGTAATATCGGAGATGACACAAAGTTATCAAAGACTCAGATTGCATTGTTGCAGCGTGTTGGGAAAGACTTGGACGAAGGAGCTATAACTCGTCTGACAGCAGAACCTGGGTCTAATACTTTCAAGAATATGTCGATTGCTAACTTTATTGGCGCGTCTATTGGCAAACAAATGTTCGGTGAAGTTCCTGCCGCTATGAGGCAAGGTGCGCTTGCTTTTAACTGGCTATTTTCAGGGCCAGACGACAAAATTAGAGAGATTATTGTTGATGCAATGCTTGATCCAAAGCTCGCTGCCAGGATGATGCGCCGAGCAAACAACGCAGAACTTATTCCGATCTCACAAGAACTTCAGCGTCGAGCAATGAGGCTAGGTTATGGATCGGTATTCGGATTGAACCCGGAGTAAATCATGTCAAAGACCAAGATCAGCGAGTTTTCCACTACCCCAGGCAACAATACCGACATCAACGGTATCAATATCGCAGAGGGGTGTGCGCCTAGTGGTATCAACAATGCCATTCGGGAGTTGATGAGTGATCTGAAAGAATGGCAATCCGGTGCAATGGATGTTTATGTCATTCCACAAGGCACTGTTGCTGCGCCTGGCATCCAACTGTACGGTGATCTTGATACAGGTCTATATGGTTTTGCTGCTAATCAACTCGGTGTTGCTGTAGGTGGTGCTTCTGCTGGATATTTCTCGTCTGCTGGGTGGGTTGGTAATGTTGTTGCGACAACGGTAGACCTAACGAATATCGAAGTAACCAATATCAAAGCGAAGGATGGCACTACCTCGGTTTCGCTTGCAGACTCTACTGGTATTGCGACGTTCAGCAAGGCAACTGTTATTGAGACAACCGATAACACCAACGCTGCCTTACGAATCACCCAGCTTGGAACTGGAAATGCTCTGCTTGTTGAAGATGCTACAAACCCTGATACAACACCGACTGTTATTGATCAGTTTGGAAACGTAATCTTAGGAACCACAGCGCGAACAACGCCAATCACAAGCAAAATCGAAATTCATGGAACTGCTAGTGAATTATCTGGGTTGTCGCCATCACTTGGATTTTACCATTGGTCTGCAACAGCCAGCCTTTCATCTACGTTGACGTTTAGACACTACCCGTCTGGAACCGTTGGTACATTAGCTGCAAACACATCGGGAGATGTGCTAGGTCGTATTGTGTTTTTGTCTTACGACGGAACTAATTCGTTTGGTGCGGTAATTAGAGGCGTATCTGGCACTGGCGGCACGGCACCGTCTATTACGTATGATGCGTCTGGTGGTCATAACTTTACCAATGGCCCGATTGATGTTGAAACCCTAGAGGTTACAAACATCAAAGCCAGAGACGGTACTGCTGCTGCATCTATCGCTGACTCGACTGGTGTAATTACTGTAACGAAAGACGTTATTGTTAACGGAGTAACGCTTGGCAAGGGTCTTGGATCTGTCCTGACGAATACCGCTCTGGGTAGAAGCGCCCTCGCTGCTAACATGGTCGGTGATCTGAATACAGCAGTCGGCAATCTCAGCTTGACTAGCAACACTGGTGGAACTGGGAATACTGCTGTAGGCCATGTAGCAATGACTAGTCACCAAGGCGGTTCGTTGAACACCGCTGTAGGTGCTGGCTCACTGACTGCAAACCTGAATGGCAACAACAATACTGCAATTGGTCAGAGTGCGCTTGGAACGGCTACAGGCAGCAACAATACGGCTGTTGGTAGTGCTGCCGGTTCGTTAATTACAAACGGCAACAAGAACACGATTATCGGCAATTACGACGGTAATCAAGGCGGTCTGGATATCCGTACCGCAAGTAACTACATCGTTCTTTCTGACGGTGATGGCAACCCGCGTGCTTATTGGAACGGTGCTAACGCTACGTTTGGCGGTTCACTGACTGCAACCACTATCACCGGCACTCAGGTAAACAGCGACAACCTACGTCTTGATGGCAACACATTGTCGTCTACGGACACAAACGGAAACATTGTTGTTACACCCAACGGTACTGGTATTACCACGTTCAGCAATTATCTAAAAACCGGAAACCTTGAAGTTGGTCAGGTTGCATTAGGCACGAACCTAATTAAAGCCACGAATACAAACGGTGGCATCTATCTGCAAACAAATGGAACTGGTCTGATCTTTGCAGACGCTGCAAGCATTATTGCTGGCAATGCAAGTGCTACAACCAAGATTACAACTAACGGTGCCAGCGATCTTGTACTTGATACGAATGATGGTTCTAACTCCGGCAGTATTACGATTGAAGACGGTGTTAACGGCAACATCATCATTGCGCCCAACGGCACTGGTCAGGTGCAGATTACTAACGCTGCATTGGATCTGACCACCATCGAAGTAACCAACATAAAGGCAAAGGATGGCACTGCGTCTATCACCCTTGCTGACTCTACTGGAAATGTAACGGTTTCCCCTGCGTTTGCTGTAAATGGCAACACAACACTTGGCAACGCCTCCACCGACACTGTGACGGTGAACGGGTATATGGGGGTGGGGGGTTCTACCGATTCCTCGATGGGCGTGTACTTGCGAAACAATGCGCTTACGGGCACATCACAGCGAGGTTTTTACTCATCTATTACTGGAACATCGGCGGCTACATCGGCAGTAGATGCCTTCCTTGCTGACCCTAAAACAGCAGCCGCGTCTTATACGGTAACCAACGTGCGGGGTTTTCTCGCTGCTGACGCCACCAAAGGCGCAGGCTCCACTATCACCAATCAGCACGGCGTCTATGTTGCCGATCAAACCCAAGGCACCAACAACTACGGCATCACCTCGCTGGTTTCCTCTGGCACAAACAAGTGGAACATCTATGCCAGTGGTACTGCTGCAAACTATTTTGCTGGGAATGTGGGGATAGGTGATGCTGTAAGCGGAAGTTTGTGGACTTCTATGCGGGCATTGAATGTTGGCAGGCGTGGTAATTCCGTTTTTGGCTCTGTTAGTGACGATGAAATCAACATTGGCGCAAACGTCATTAACACAGGCTCAGGTACTTATATTTACGGAGAAAACGACACTGCTTCTCTTTATCGCCAAGTAGCAGCACAACACGTTTGGTACACAGGTGCTGCTGGGACTGCTGGCGCAGCTTTGACATTAACTGAGCGTGCTAGGTTAACCCAATCAGAAGCCGTCTTCAACGACCCCGGCAACGACTACGACTTCCGCGTCGAATCCGACACCAACACGCACGCGCTGTTTGTGCAGGGCAGTGATGGGTTTGTGGGGATTGGGGCGAGTGCGCCTGACTACAAAACCACAATCGTTGAATCAAACACGGGGGCGGCGTCTACTCTACTTGCCGTGCATAACAGCGGCACAGCCGCCAACACTGAGGCCCGAATCGCGCTTGCCGGTGGAAACGGTTTGACAACCCGCCACGCCTATATTGGGGCTATTAACGGAGGTTCTTCCGGGGGTAATCCGCACAGCCTTGTCTTTGCGACCAATGCGGCAAGTGCCTCTCCAACCGAGCGCCTCCGTATCACCTCCGCAGGCAACGTCTCCATCGGCGGCACAGCAGACCGCGCAACTACCGTTGGTACAAAAGCACTCAACATTTTCGACGGCACAGCCCCTGTCGGTACACTCGCCAACGGTATCTCGCTTTACTCATCCAGTGGTGAAGCCTATGTGATGGACGCAGCGGGTAATGCGACGTTGTTCTCACCGCACGATGCCGAGACGAACGAGTGGATCTTCAAGTCCAAGCACACACCTACTGGTAAAGTTCTTAAGATCGACGTGGAGAAAATGCTTAGATTTATCAACGACCACTTTGGCTTGGATGCCATCCACGAATTTACCGAGGAATGAACATGAACATCACTTGGCAAGTCCAAAACATGACCCGTGATCTTAGTAACGGGTTTGTGATTAACGTCGCTTGGGGATGCACTGCTTCCCAAGACTCGGCGTCTGCTTTCTATGGCGGCACGACGGTCTACACGCAGGAGACTGAGAGCTTCATCCCCTACGAGGATCTGACCGAAGAGATCGTGCTGGGCTGGGTCTACGAGGCGCTGGGCGACCAGAAGGCTGAGATCGAGGCGAGCCTGACGGCTAAGGTCGAGAAGCAACTGAATCCTGTAACCGCTAATGGAATGCCCTGGAGTGCATGATGGAACTCGAAGCCCGTTTTTCTGCTCACGAAGAAGTTTGCGCTGTTCGATATGAAGGGATCAACGCACGACTGAAACGGTTAGAGACTATTCTGCTAGGGTCTGCTGGCGCTATCATCCTGCTGTTGCTGGGGCTTGTTCTAAAGGTGTGAAATGATTGAAGTCGCTGTCGCATTGGCCACTGCTCAGGCGGCAGTCGAGGGCATTAAAAAGGCCATATCAATTGGCAAAGAGGCGCATGAATGTCTGGGCGAGTTCATGCAGCTCTTTGACACGCAGGAACAACTCAACCGCGCATCTAACGAAGAACGCAAGGCTAAGTCAGACAAGCCTCAACAGTCTGTAATGTCAGAGGCTCTCGAAACGGTTATCGCTGCTCGCAAAGTCCAGCAGATGACGAATGAGCTTCGAGAGTTTCTAATCTGGTCTGGTCAGGGTGATGTATGGGATCAGATCCAGTCTGAACACAACGCTATCGTCCAGCGTAGACGCGCAGCAGAGTTGGCTGCTCAACGCGAGGCTGAAAGGCGAGAGAAGCAAAAGCGCGAACGTGCATTGATTGCGATGGTCATAGGTACTGGCGGCATCATTCTTTACCATCTGGTCAACTACATCATCGAGGCATGGCCGAATGGAAAGTAAACCAGAAAATGATGAAGATGAAAGCGTGCAGGATGCTGGAGCATTAGCAGTCATCCTTGCAATCTGTATGGCTGTCATTGTGTGGATGCTGTATCTGTTGGGGCAATAACATGAAAGACTTAACCGCAGAACAGATAGAGGTCAGAGTGTGGGCGATCATTGCTCTATCGCTCACGTTTATTCTGGTTGTCTCTGTCGTGTCGATCATTCTCGGGGTTCTATTTGTAGAACACGATATGGAGAACATCAGCCCTATCGATGACAAATTTCTATCGATTTTGAAAGATGTCATGATGTTGTCTATTGGTGCCGTCGGCGGTATTGCTGGTCGCCAGGGTGCTAAAGCTGCGGCAACATTTCTAAGGAGTAAAAACGATGATTCCACTCGGGCCTCTGCTTGAAGTCGGTAGCAAGATCCTTGACCGTGTGTTGCCTGACCAAGCAGCAGCAGACAAGGCCAAGGCAGAGCTTGCAAAACTCCACCAAGACGGTGAGTTAGCCAAGATCGCCAACGAGACTAAGCTATTCGAGATTGAGCAAAACAACCTCACAGAGCGATTAAAAGCAGACATGGGTAGTGACTCATGGCTGTCAAAAAATATACGCCCTATGACGCTTATATTCATTCTGGCAGGCTATTTCACGTTTGCCATGATGTCTGCGTTTGGTAAGGATACAAACCAGAACTATGTCGAGCTATTGGGTCAGTGGGGCATGCTCATTATGTCGTTCTACTTTGGTGGTCGGACTCTTGAGAAAATCATTGACATGAGGAAGCGATGAACAAGAACTGGGACTTTGCTTTCAAGAAAATGATTGCTCACGAGGGCGGTTTCACTGATGACGAGCGTGATCCTGGCAATCAACTACCAGACGGTCGCAAGGGCTGTACCAACCTCGGTGTCACGCAAAAGTCGTGGGAGGGTCATCTAGGCCGGCAGGTCACTCACGACGAAATGAAGGCTCTCACGCCGGAGCTGGTGAACGGGTTCTATAAGAGACGCTACTGGGACGCTGTTAAGGCTGACGATCTGCCTGCCGGTGTCGACTATGTAGTGTTTGATACGTGTGTCAACAGTGGGCCTGGGAGGGCCGCAAAGCTCCTGCAAGAGGCTGTCGGTGCTAACCCTGATGGTGCTATAGGTCGGATGACATTGCAGGCTGTAGCGGCTCAACCTGTAGACCAGTTGATAAAGGACTTGTGTGCGCGTCGTCTAGCGTATATGAAGTCCCTCCCGGCCTGGTCGACGTATGGCCGTGGCTGGGAGAGACGAGTGGTCGAAACAGAGCAAGCTGCTCTATCGCTCGTTTAATCGGTCTGCAACAAGTTGAGCATACCCTGCAATATCGAGCCATGAATCCGCGTAGTTCGGATCACCATTGACGATTCTTGCAATCTTGTGGGCAATCATCTCAAGTGCTTCACGTTGATCTGGCATCAACTCCATGTCTGATCTGCTCTCAAAGATGATGTGCTTTAACGCTTGAGATATTGCTGCATGACCGATGAACGAGCCGTATCGCTTGCCCCGCTCGTCTAGGATGGCGGATACATCAGAAGGGGATGTCATTCTTATCATCCCTTGGCCTCGGTTCCATCAAGCTAGCCCAACCGTCCCAGTTGACCGGGATTGTGTCGATCTTTAGGGCCAGCTTTCCACTCTTGGTTTCCATTACCGTACCGATCTTTGCCCACCGGGTCTTCTCTTGACCGTCTTTCTGGTACGTGCCGATTGCTGCTGAGAGTTCATACTTAACCATCACTGCTCCAGTTTGTTGATTGCTGTTTGTACGTCTACTAAGAATGCTTTGACCTTTGTTTCGAGTGCGTCTATCTCCTTCTGATCTGGTTCAAATCTAACCACAAACAACTGTAGCTTTTCTGGCAGGCGTGGGTCGAACGACACAAAGTCAACCCATTTCTTACCTGTACAGGCGAGCTGTGCCAACATCTGCGGCTTGTGTTTTGTCGGGACTACACCTTCTAGCCTCCAATCAAGATGTGTCGAAGTGTTGGGGCACTTGATCTCGATGAGGCCATCTTTCACAAACCCATCGGGTGAAGCTCCGAACCACTCGATTGATGGGTGCCGGATGAATCCGACATCATCCACCCAGTCGTGCTCTGCTTGATACGCAGCCTTTGCCAGCGGTTCCGTATCCGTACCCCACTGCATAACGGCGTTGGTGTATGACTCCTGCTTTTCTCCGGTTAGTCTCTCTGCTACCAGTTGAACCAGATAGTTTCGCCTGGTGGCTGTATCTTTCCCGGCGATAGCGTCACTTACCCTGCTTGCTGTTACGTGGCCTAGACGCTGCTGGAACCATTGGCTTGTACGCTGAGACGAATCCAGCGTAGGGGACTGGATGAGCTGGTTGGTTGTAGAAGCGACGTTTGTGAAGTTCATATTCTTTCCAAAACAGGTGTGGGAAGTTTCGTTTTACGTCACTGATTGCTTTTTCCAACTCTGGATTCGGGCGGTCGTACTGCTTTGTTGGCCTTACTTTCTTCAATTGCTCGAACATGGTCAATTCCTTTCTGTGTGATTTTCCAGACACGTTGCGCTCGGTGTGAGCCTTTCCTAAAACCGTCAATCTCTACGAGTTTCTGTCTCAACAGCCATGCAGCTCGTGGAGTGATCGACTGATACAGGATGTGAGGTAGTTTCTCTGATACCTCATACGCATTCATTGGGCCTGCCATCAACTCTTTCAGAATCATCAGATGGATCTGTTTGGGGCGCTCAACATGGACAGGCACCTTACTTGTGTCAGGGTCTGTTGTACGGAACGGCCAGGGGTGGGTGAACATCACTTGACCTCCATTAGTTTTGATTTCATTGCGTCTTTCATTGCTTCAATCTGCTCGTGTGCTCCGTGGGCCTGAAATGCGGCCTTGTAAGCGGTTTTCAGCGCATCCATAGAGGTTGATGCCTCCATTGCTGCTAACGAGGCTTGCAGGCTGATCTGAGGCTTTCTAGCGGCATTGCCATCGTCATCTTCAGCCGCCACTCCAGTAGTCGACATGAGCGAGTACCTTCTAGCATAGGTAAGAGCCGATCCGTAGCCTTGGGCATCGTGTTTGCTGGCAGGCACGTGCAGCTTTCCACCGCTGATCTGCTCGCCTGACTCGTGTATCAAGATCGTCTCAACGATTACACCAGTCTCACACTCGTGTGTGCGCTGCATTAGTGCGATACCGTTGGCGTTAAGTCCATCAATCACTGCCTCTACACAAGCCGCCAGGTCTGCGTAGCGCGACTTAAAGTGCGGGTTTGTTGACGATTTGAGTGCTGGGCCGAATGCTTTCTGCGCTTTCACCAACGCTGCTGAAATCTTGTCCATTCTTAAAACCTTTCCATTTCTGTTGATAACTCTGTTGTTCGGAGGGTGGCACCCAGCCATGCCGCCTCCATGTTTCCATCACGTTTGTTGCTGCTGCTGGAATCCAAACGAAATCCGGGTTCAAAATAGATCCCACAAGAAACTCCCGATAGTTGACTCGCTACCAACCGACATGTCTACTAGGGTTATCCCTAACATCACGCCAAGAATTACAAGCATTACGTATTTCATTTGTAGGCTACCTCGCTCCAGAATTTGTACTCATCGAGCAGCATCGGCAGGATCTCGTCACGCAGGTCAAACGTCTTGCCTGCAAGCACAGACCTGAAGGCTCGGTCGTACAACTCGATTGCTTCATCAGATCCACCGCAGACAACATCAAAAATTGAGTGGATGGTTTCGATGTCTGTTGACCGCAACCAGGTGCGTACTTCGTACTCCTGACGCTCTTGCTCGCGGTCTTGCTGCTCCCAACCGCACAGTTGTTCTTCGCTTAGGTCTTCTGCAATCCACATGTTTATCTCCGTTTAGTTGTGCTACAGGAGTGACTCTACTCTTCTGCAAAAGTAATGCAACGAAAATATATTTATAGCAGAATGACAACCTATAGACCAAAACTATAGACGTAGTGTCAAGGATGTGTATACTGTGCCAAGGAGGTATCTATGACACCAGATCAAGCTCTAAAGTTAGCAGCAGCAATGATGGGCGGCACTCAACAACTGTGCGACAAGCTCAACGTATCTCGGCAGGCGATGTACGGGTGGAAAAAGCAGATCCCACTCAAGCGGGCATTGCAGATCGAGGACATCACTGGAATCCCATTCACTAAATTGAGGCCCGACTATGCCGATCAGTCTCACACCGAAAAGCAAAGCCCTGCTAGTTGAAAGAGGCTATCAAGTGGCGCTTGTCGAGACGTACAACGCTTTCACTAAGCGAAAGCACGACCTGTTCGGATGTATCGACCTGCTGGCAATCGGCAACGGCGAGACGGTAGCTGTGCAAGTCACTTCTAAAGACAACCTTTCGTCTCGCAGGCACAAGATTGAAGAAGCCGAGGCGTATCCTGAGATGCTTAGATCAGGCTGGCGCATTGTCTTGCATGGTTGGTACAAAGACGGAAACAGATGGCAGTTAAAGGAGGTGGAGCTGTGATCTTTGAACTCAAGTCAGAAGCCCATCGTAAGACTGCTTTAGAAGCCCTTAGAGCCGCGAAAATAGGCTGGGTGGTACGCATAGAGCCAGCCAACAGAACAAACGCTCAAAACGCCTTCTACTGGGCCTTGCTTCAATCTATTAGCGAGCAGGTGATGCCTAGTGGAAAATCTCACTCTCGGGACACTTGGCATATCTACTTCAAGACGCTGTTTCTACCGGGTCGGATGATCGAGCTACCAAACGGTGAGTTGATAGAACAAGAACCATCGACAACAGGGTTGAACAAGGAACAGTTCTCGGAATTTGTGGAGAAGGTGACAGCATGGGCGACGGATCACTCTGTGACGCATGTGGCAAGCGACACGACAATGCTCGCATGATTGATGGTATGTGGCTGCATTCTGAGGAATACAGACGGGCGTGTGAGGCTAGATACCTGCTAACCAAGAGTGTCAGATGGCGGCAGGCTTATCTGGAGAAGGTAGAAGAAAAACGAGGAAACAACGCGAAACGTCAACTGATGGACGACATCAATGTACAGATCGAAAAAGCTATTGAAAGCCGTAAGTGAGTTGTCCTGCCAGCACTGCGGGGCAGAAGGTATGACCCAGGCGGCGCATGCTAACTGGGGTATCTACGGTAAGGGCATTGGGCAGAAGGCGCACGATTGCTTTGTTGCTGCTCTCTGTATCCGTTGCCATGCCGAGCTGGATCAAGGAAAAAACCTTACTTCAGACGAGCGGCAGCAGATGTGGGAGGCTGCTTTTAGAAAAACTCTTTTAGCGTTATTTGAGACTGGGAGATTGACTTGCAAGTGAAGCTACAGTGGGCCACGCCGGACATAGATCAGCAGATTCTGTACATGGCTAGGGTGTCCAATCCAGACAACCAGCGGTCAGAAAATACTCGGCTGATTGCGTATCTCATGGAACACGGTCACGTTTCGCCGTTCGAGATGGCTAACGTATGTATCGAGATTGAGACAACGCGAGACATCGGCAGGCAGATCCTGAGACACAGATCGTTCAGCTTCCAAGAGTTCAGCCAACGCTATCAAGACGCTGGCAAGCTCGGAACTATTGTCAACCGAGAGTGTCGACTGCAAGACACAAAGAACAGACAAAACAGCCTTGAAACAGCAGATGACAAGCTGAGGATGGAGTGGGAGAGTCTGCAACACAGAGTTGAACGTACAGCGGTTAACGCATATCGCCAGGCGTTAGACATGGGTATTGCAAAAGAGCAAGCTCGTGCGTTGCTGCCAGAGGGTCTGACTCTCTCGCGTATGTACATGAACGGCAACATGCGTAGTTGGATCTTCTACCTAAAACAGAGGCTTGACCCTACTACACAAAAAGAACACCGAGAGATAGCAGAGCAGGTGTTACAGGTTTTACGAGGGGTTGCACCTATCACGATGGATGCTTTTTTCAAGTAGTGCGGGGAAAAGGTCGTTATAGAGTCGTTTTTCCCGCAAATAGGTGTAAACCCTAATACACAAGGCTAGTTGAATCATGTAGTGTCGTGTTGTAGACTGTTGTTGCGCCGTGAGAAGCGCAAAAGGGGCATCGCAAGCAGTCTCCAGCGGGGACGGCCTCAGATGCCGTAAGTTCACTGCAACGGTGGGCAGCCCCCGGTAATTCTCACACTGGGGTCGTCCACCACTGGGGATTGTCTTGCGTAAACGAAAAGCAGAGGGCAGCTACTCTGAAATGCTGCGTGACCCACGATGGCAACGAGCGCGTCTAGAAACGATGCAGCGGGCGCGTTTTGCTTGCGAGCGTTGTGGCGATAAAGAAACTACGCTGAACGTGCATCACAAGAACTACAAGCGCGATCATGCGCCATGGGAGTACGACTTAAGCAACTTTGTTTGCTTGTGCCGTGACTGCCATGAGGAAATCCATGCACAAAAAGAAATGATTAACACCCTACTGCCGTATGTAAGCGCAGACATTCAAGAATTTATGTCTGGGTTAGCCGCAGCTTCAGAAAACAGGAGGTATATCGGATCATTACATCCAAGAAAATTTACCTATAACTTTTCGTTCAATATGGGTGTTTTGTTTCATGTTCTAGAAATTCATACGAATGAGTTTTTTATTGAAAAACTGAGTCATCTTTTGGAAAACAAAGATTTTTCTGATGACTTGATTAGGTTAATGAAAACTTATTTGGAGCACGAAGATGAGCATTAAACTCATGTGCTCTGCATTTGAAGCAGACATTCCTGCGACACAAAAGCTAGTGTTATTAGCCTTGTGTGATAACGCAAACGACCAAGGCCAATGCTTTCCGAGCATATCCCTGCTTGAACGCAAGTGTTCATTGTCTGACCGTGCGGTTCAATCGTCTGTCAGTTGGTTAGAAAAGCACGGGTATCTGAGCCGACAGATGAGGACTGGACGGGCTACTTTGTACGTCATAACCCCCGAAGCAGGTTCACCCCCGAACGACGTTCACCCCCGAACAATATTCACCCCACCCCCGAACGACGTTCACCCCACCCCCGAACGTGGTTCACCCTTAACCATAAGAGAACCATCAAGTAACCG